CCAGTGGAAGGGCGACGATGATTACCTGAAATGGCTGGACCAGTGTCTTGCGCAGTTCTGGCGGGTGCTGAAACCTGCCGGAAGTCTTTACCTGTTCTGTGGCCATCGCCTGGCATCTGATATCGAAATCATGATGCGTGAACGCTTCAGTGTGCTGAACCATATTATCTGGGCGAAGCCGTCCGGACGCTGGAACGGGTGCAACAAGGAAAGCCTGAGGGCGTATTTCCCCGCCACAGAGCGCATTCTGTTCGCGGAACATTATCAGGGGCCGTATCGCCCGAAAGATGCCGGGTATGAGGCGAAGGGCAGGGCACTGAAACAGCATGTGATGGCTCCGCTGATTGCTTACTTTCGTGATGCGCGTGCTGCCCTGGGGATAACGGCAAAACAGATAGTGGATGCCACAGGAAAGAAAAACATGGTGTCGCACTGGTTCAGTGCCGGTCAGTGGCAGCTACCGAACGAAAGCGATTATCTGAAATTACAGGCGCTGTTTGCCCGGGTGGCAGAAGAGAAGCATCAGCGCGGTGAACTGGAAAAGCCCCACCACCAGCTGCTGGAGACGTATACTTCACTGAACCGGCAGTATGCGGAACTGCAGAGTGAATATAAGCATCTGCGGCGGTATTTTGGCGTAACTGCGCAGGTGCCGTACACGGATGTGTGGACGCATAAACCGGTGCAGTACTATCCCGGGAAACATCCGTGCGAAAAACCGGCAGAAATGCTGCAGCAGATAATCAGTGCGAGCAGTCGTCCGGGTGACCTGGTTGCAGATTTCTTCATGGGGTCGGGTTCGACAGTCAAAGCTGCGATGGCGCTGGGGCGTCGTGCAACTGGCGTTGAGCTGGAGACTGAACGTTTTGAGCAGACGGTCAGGGAAGTACAGGATTTAGTCAGTCAGAATGGATGATATTGCAGGATTAGTTACGTACCGTTATTATCCTGCGCCCGGCCCTTTAGCTCAGTGGTGAGAGCGAGCGACTCATAATCGCCAGGTCGCTGGTTCAAATCCAGCAAGGGCCACCATATCACATACCGCCATTAGCTCATCGGGATAGAGCGCCAGCCTTCGGAGCTGGCTGCGCGGGGTTCGAGTCCTCGATGGCGGTCCATTATCAGCATCATGCGTTGTTAGCTCAGCCGGACAGAGCAATTGCCTTCTAAGTAATCGGTCACTGGTTCGAATCCAGTACAACGCGCCACACTTATTTTCCTGGCTCGCTTCGGCGGGCCTTTTAATTTGCTGAAAAAGAAAACATCAGATGGTTAGTCGGGTATCAGTTATCTGGTGAAATTTTTAAATACCTCACAATTCAGGAAGGTGATTATTGTTTTTCTGGTGGGGAATTTGTTAAAAATCACTCCGCATGATGAATCCCCCTAAGCGGTGGGGCGACTGGCAAGGCTCCATTACGATGGTCACAATCCGCAGATTTAGTTTGCCAGGCTGAATCTACCGGGAGGCACCCGGCATCATGCATAATGTGGAAAATTGGAAATGTATTCAGGCCTCTACGAATTTTAGTAGAGGCTTTTTTTTGAGTAAAAAAAGCCCGTCTATGGCAGCGGGCAAGTATGCATGAGAATACATTTTTTATTATTTGCCTGAAAATAGTACCCTGAGGTTATTGTTGTTTTCAACAGGCTGATTTGTGTTCTGATCGGGGATGTGACAAGGAACATACGTTCTTATGTGAAAATGTTAAATTCTTCACATTTCAGTGAGTTGAGTGTTGATTTCGTTTTATCTTTTTTGTTAAAAAAGTATTGCATGGTGAATCCCCCTGTGCGGTGGGGCGACTGGTGACAACAATTCATCATCCGTGATGACCCAGAAGAGATCGCGGGTTCAGTGGCACCGGGCTGAACTCACCGGGAGGCACCCGGCACCATGTTCATGGTGATACAGAAATGCGGCTTCAGCCCCTCTCCGGAGGGGCTTTCTTATGGACAAAAAAGCCCGCGCTGGGAGACGCGGGCGGCAAGGAATAAACAATAAAACGTGAAGTAATATTTCAGCTGGCGAATAATACCCCATAGTAATCACTCTGCGCAACTGCGCGGCCTTTTTCGTATTGCGGGCTGTAGTCTCCCTTCTGCCATTGTCCTGTAACTTCCGGACTTCAGCTCGCTCCTTATCTGACTCACAACATTATCCCGACCGGGAGGATTCATGACATTTAAACACTACGATGTGGTCAGGGCGGCGTCGCCGTCAGACCTTGCGGAGCGACTGACACAAAAACTGAAGGAGGGGTGGCAGCCATTTGGCAGCCCTGTCGCCATCACGCCCTATACCCTGATGCAGGCCATTGCGGCGGAAGGTGATGTCACCACACCGGTGGTGGTGCAACCGTCGGGTGATGGTGGCGCTGTTATCAGCACCACCAGCGAACCGGAATATTACTTTGTCATTGCGCTGGCCGGGCAGTCCAACTCGATGTCTTTTGGCGAGGGGCTGCCGCTGCCGGATACGTATGATCGTCCTGACCCGCGTATTAAGCAACTGGCGCGTCGCAGCACGGTGACACCGGGCGGTGCGGCCTGTGCATATAACGACATTATTCCTGCAGACCATTGTCTGCATGATGTGCAGGACGTGAGTAATCTGAATCACCCGAAAGCAGACCTCAATAAAGGGCAGTATGGCTGTGTGGGGCATGCCCTGCATGTGGCCAAAAAACTGCTGCCGTTTATGCCTGCCCGTGCGGGGATCCTTCTTGTCCCGTGTGGACGTGGCGATTCGGGATTTACTGCGGGAGCAGAGGGCGCGTTTAATGAGGCGTCGGGTGCGACAGCGGGCTCTTCCCTGTGGGGGGTGGATAAACCGTTGTATCGTGACCTGGTCAGCAGAACGCGTGCAGCCCTGAAGAAAAATCCGAAAAACGTGCTGTTGTCGGTGATCTGGATGCAGGGGGAAAAAGATGTCAGTTCGGGGAGACATGCAGAGCACAATGCACTTTTTCTTGCCATGGTAAATAAATACCGTGCAGACCTGGCAGATATTGCAGACCAGTGTATTGGCGGGACAACGTCCGGCGTCCCGTGGATTTGCGGTGACACCACGTACGACTGGAAGGCGAAGTATGCAGTGCAGTATGAGGCGGTTTACGGAGGCTATAAAGGCAAGGCGGCGCAGAATATTCACTTTGTGCCGTTGATGACGGATGAGCATGGTGCGAATGTGCCGACAAACGAGCCGTCAGAAGATCCGGACATTATCACGGCGGGATACTATGGTGCCGCGTCACGCAGTAATGGTAACTGGACGACAGCCGATCGTAAAACGCACTTCAGCTCCTGGGCGCGAAGAGGCATTGTTTCAGATCGGCTGGCAGGAGAGATACTGGTGCGAGCCGGGCGTTTGCTGCCGTTCCTGAGCGGGCAGTCTGCACCGCTGGCGACCACGCCAGCCTCCACGGGGGATGCACAGTCTGGCTCTGCGGGTCCGACGCAACAGCAGGGTGCAGGTACTTCTGCAGGCGGTCATACTGAAGCCGTAACAAGAATGGTGGCCGGATATGATGCGAACAGTGGCAGTGGTGTATGGACAGAGCAGCAGTGGAATGCGTCCGGTGGTAAAGGCACTGTGACGGATGACAGTGGCAGGAAGGCGCTGCGACTGGAAAAACAGCCGGGTAAACTGACCTCCTGGAAGATGTTCCGTACTGTTGCGGTGGAGGAGGCAAAAAATCTTCTCAGTAAGGGAGGTGAAATTGCCGTGCGGTTTAAGATCCCGGAGGGTGTCGAACTGGTTAACGGTCAGTTTGTCTTTGGTCTGTACTGGCCGGTGTCGCAGTGGGCGTCAGGCGCGACAGCAAACAGCATGCTGGCGTCCTTCTTCCTTCAGACGGATGCATCAAATCTGAATCTGATGTACCACAAGGGGGAGTCGAATGCGCAACTGGGCACATTTGGGGCATTTGACCATAACTGGCATACAGTTGTTTTCCGCTTTGCGGGAAATAACAGCGAAAAAGTGGTGCCGGTGATTGATGATACAGAGCAGTCTGCGTTTGACCTGGTGATGTGGACAAATGATGGCTTTACAGCAGATACGCTGACGCTGACAGATATCACGGGGGCAAAAGCGACGTATCCGGTACTGCTTGATACGGTCACAGTCAAAGTTAACGAAAGCCGGGCATCATCATAACCGGCAAAAAAAACCGCCAGCGGCAGGAACGAAAGCTGGCGGAGGTAATCCCAATGGAGACTGTAAAGAAAAGATGCTTTCGTATATCGGTTTTTTAAATGAAAACAGTTCTCATTGTCAACCATAACGGTAAGAAACTATGA